AAAAAAGTTACATTGAAAGACGCAGAGATGGCAGTGGTAAAACAGCTTTTGTAACCCCTGCTGACGATAATCCTTTTGTCTTTGAAAGCGCAGGGTCTCTGGGTGAGTTTGCGCGTTTTATATCAGGCAACCTGTTGGTGGGTAAGACTAGTTCTAGTTTTAATAGTGTTGGAGTAGAACTTAAACCAACTGAAGGACTTGTTGCAACAGTAAATGGCTCAGAATGTGCTTTGTTAAATAGACAGACAAGCGATGGAAATATAATAAGGTTTAAAAAAGACGGAACAGATGTTGGAAGTATTGGTACTGCAAGTAGTATTATGTATATTGGTACTGGTGATGTTGGTATAAGAACCAACTCAATTAGTGATACTATAGAGCCTTTTAATACTTCTAATACCAATGTCAGAGATGCTTTGATTGACTTAGGTTCATCAGGAGCACGTTGGAAAGACGTCTATGCAACCAACGGAACTATACAAACTTCAGACAGAAACGAAAAACAAGATATTGAAGCTCTAACAGATGCAGAAACTAGAGTTGCAGTTGCAGCTAAAGGATTATTAAGAAAATTTAGATGGCAGTCTGCTGTCGAGGAAAAAGGTGACGAAGCTAGAACCCACTTTGGAATCATAGCTCAAGACTTACAAGATGCTTTTACTGCTGAAGGATTAGATGCAGGTGACTATGCTATGTTTATTAGCAGCACTTGGACTGATGATGATGGAGTAGAACAAACTAGGTTAGGAGTTAGATATTCTGAACTTCTAGCATTTATAATTGCAGCAATTTAACTTAACAGGAGAATAAAAATGGAATGGAATGTAAAAACAGTTGACGTACACCCTAAAGAAGAAGGGCATGATGATGTAATCTATAACGTGCATTGGTCAGTATCTAAAGAAGATGGAGAATACTCTGCATCATCTTATGGCACTCAAAGCATAGATACATCTGATTTATCTAACTTTAAACCTTTTGATGAAGTAACATCAGAGATGGTTCAAGGTTGGGTTATAGACGCTATGGGAGAAGAAGAAGTTGCTAACTTAGAAGCAAATTTAGATTCACAAATAGAAAATGAAAAAAATCCAACTTCAATTACTAAAACTTTAGATTCTTAATATGGAATCATTTTTTGAAATAGTTATACTAATAGCAGTTGTTGGGTTTATAATATATAAAAAGAAACCAGAATGGATTGAATTAGTAAAATCCAAACTTAATAAGTAAGCATTATGGCAGATACCTTTACAACCAACCTTAATCTAACCAAGCCAGAAGTAGGCGCATCTACTAATACCTGGGGTGGAAAAATTAACACAGACTTAGATACTGTTGATGGTATTTTTACTGCAAACGGATCTGGGACTAGTGTTGGCCTTAATGTTGGTAGTGGTAAAACCCTAACAGTAGCAGGAACCCTAACATCCACAGGAACAGCAACATTTACAACTATTGATATTAATGGCGGTTCTATTGACGGAGCAACTGTAGGAGCCAACTCAGCGTCTACAGGTGCATTTACTACTGTATCGACATCTGGCTTAGCTACTTTAAATAGCGTAACAGTAAGCGGCACATCTACCCTAACAACAGTAGATATTAACGGCGGTGCTATTGACGGCACACCAATAGGTGCAAACAGTACATCAACTGTTGCAGCAACAACCGTAACTGCTAGCGGTAATGTAAATACCACAGCAGGAGAATTACAAATTGATGGAACTAATGTATTAGAAAAAATATATCCAGTTGGCTCTATCTACATCAATGCAGCCGTAAGCACAAACCCAGCGACCTTACTTGGTTTTGGTACATGGGTAGCTTTTGGAGCTGGTAAAACTATAGTTGGCCTTGACTCTGGAGATACAGACTTTGATACCCTAGAAGAAACAGGCGGCGCAAAAACACACACATTAACAATTTCTGAAATGCCATCGCATGACCATACATCATTGCATGGTGCTGCTAGTAGCAGTAGTAGACCATCTGGGTTTACCGCAGTAACAAACTCATCAACACCTAATAACTTTTATGGTGGCACCCCAGACGATCCTTGGGGTTCAAGTAAAACATTGTCTACAGGTAGTGGTTCTGCTCACAATAACTTACAACCATATATAGTTGTATATATGTGGAAGCGCACAGCATAGGGCTAAATATGGCTCTATTTCCAATTACACCCCCAGCAGGAATAGTAAAAAACGGTACTGACTACGCCAACAAAGGTCGTTGGGTAGATGGTGATTTAGTGCGTTTTGAAAATGGTTATTTAAAACCATTGGGTGGTTGGGTTAAGTTTAAAGATACAGCATTAACTGGCACGCCTATTGGTATGTATTCTTACAAAACCAATAATGGCGAAGAAGTTTTAGCTATTGGTACTAGGTCTAATGTATATGTTTTATATAACGATACTTGGTATGACATAACACCAATAGGTTTTATCGGTGATGATGTTATTACATCTACTGGCTACGGTGCATATCATTATGGCCTAGAAGATTGGGGAGACGAGAGAAGCACGTCAGCATTAAACTTTGATACTAAAAGTTTTTCTTTTGATAACTGGGGAGAACATTTGGTTTTTTGTTTTGCAGGAGATGGTAAGTTATATCAGTGGAGGCCAGACGCAGGAAGCGGAAGTCCAGATACTATTGCAACACCAATTACCAATGCCCCGACAGGATGTCAGGCGGTTATTGTAAGCAATGAAAGGCATTTAGTAGCCATAGGCGCAGGTGGAGATCCTAGAAAAATAGCATGGTCTGACAGAGAAGATAATACTAATTGGACATCTACTGCTAGAAATACAGCAGGTGATTTGCAAATACCTACAGGCGGCAAAGCTAACTATGCTATTAAATGGCAAAATGACATTATTATTTTTACCGATGTTGGTATTAACAGGCTTTACTATACAGGCTCTCCTTTTGTATACGGTATACAAGATGCGGGTATTAACTGTAAAGCTATAAGCCCAAGGTCAATAGTATCTTCTGGTAGTTTTTTATCATGGATTAGTGAAAACTCATTCTTTTCTTTTGATGGCACAGTCAGAGAGTTAAAGTCAGACGTACACGACTACATCTTTGACAACATACAGGTTAATACACAGCAATCTACATTTGGTACACATAACATAGATTTTAATGAGATATGGTGGTTTTTCCCTGTGGGAGACGTAGACCAACTATCACCTAACAAGTATGTTATATGGAACTATATAGACAATGTTTGGAGTATAGGCTCTATGAATAGAAGTTGTTGGGTAGACCAAGGCGTATTTAATCATCCTTTGTCTTGCGACTCTAATGGCTTTGTATATGAACATGATAAAAGACCGTTGTTTAACTCTCCAAACTTAGGTGACCAAGTTCCATTTGCCACCACAGGACCGCTTGAGATTGGCAATGGCGACAAATTAGCACAGGTTAATCAAATACTACCAGATGAAGAATCCAATAGCTTACCAGGCATTACAATAGGTTTTAAAGGCAAGAACACACCACTGGGTACAGAAACAGACTTTGGTAACTTTACCTTTGAATCAGATGGATATACCGATGCAAGGTTTACAGCAAGACAGGTATCTATGACAGTGACTGGTTCTTTAACCCAAGACTTCCAAGTTGGCAATATAAGATTAGACATAAAAACAAGAGGTAAACGATAATGGATTTATCCTCACAAAGACAATATATACAAAGGGCAACTAATGCTACTGTTAGTTTAACTACAACAAATCCAACTTTAATATATACAGCACCCACAGGCAATGATTTTGATTTTGCTATTATTGAATCAATTTTGGTAACAGAAGATGGCGGTCAACAAACAAATTTTACTCTTACTATGACAAGTGATGATTCAGTAGTGCATACATTATGGTCGCAATTTAATATAAGCGCACACGCAACAACTGAATTATTAACTAGAAGTTTGATATTAACAGCTGGAGAAATTATAAATTGCACAGCTTCTCATGCAAACAAATTAAGTGTAATTATAAGTATTGTAGAATATGCAAAAGGCGATTAAAAAGTCTTGGAAAGAAGAGTGGATTAAGTGTAGGCCTCTTATAGCAAAGGCTATAAAATATCAAGACTCCTATACAATCGATGATATAGAAGCTAAAATAGATGAAGGAATATTCTTATTATGGGCAGGACAAAACTCTGCTTTTGTAACAGAATTTGTAGTATTCCCGCAACACACTGCAATGAATTTATTATTTTGTGGTGGCGATTACAAAGAATTAGAGGTAATGTTGCCACACATAGAAGATTATGCCAAAGCGTGTGGAGTCAAAAGACTCTACGGCGGAGGCAGAAAAGGATGGACTAGGAAACTAAAACATCTAGGATTTGAAACAGAATATCTAATTAGAAAAGACTTATGAGTAAAGGAAAAACAACAACAACACAAGAAGCAACTCTACCAGATTGGCAGAAAGACTTGTATATGGACTACTATCAGCGTGCTAAAGAGGCATCTGATATACCATTTGCAGGTTATACAGGCGATAGATTCGTTGGCATGTCTCCAGAAGAAATGCAAATGGGTGCAGGAATACAAGGTTTATTTGGTAGTGCTTTTGGTTATGACCCAACAGGACAGCTACAAGCATTGGCTGGTCAAGCAGCTCCACAAATGGGAGACGTGCAGTCTTTATTAGATGTAGACATAGGTGCATATCAATCACCATATCAACAACAAGTTATAGATCTTGCAATGCAGGATATACAAGAACAGTCTGAAATGGCACAACAAAGAGCGCAAGAGGCAGCGATAGGCGCTGGGGCTTTTGGTGGCTCTAGGTCAGCGCTGTTAGAGACAGAAGCTACCAAGCCTTATGCACAGGCTGCCGCAGAAACAGCTGCTGGTTTAAGACAAGCAGGCTATCAGCAGGCGCTGGGCGCGGCTGAGTCAGATATAGCAAGACAACAACAGATGGCCATGCTTGCACCAGAATTAGAGCTAAGAAGCCGTCAGCAACAAGCTGGTTTATTAGGTGGCTTACTAGGTGGACAGCAACAAGCTTTAGGATTACTCGGTGGCTACGGTGCTTTATCAAGAGGATTAGGACAACAAGAACAAGACTTTGCTTTCCAAGAGTTTATGAGAGAGCAGGGTTATCCAGCATACTCATTAGGTTTATTAGGCCAAGGTTTAGGAATGATGCCTCAGTTAGTTGGTCAGACACAAGCAACACAATCATCACCTGGATTAGGCGGAATACTTAGCGGCGCAACTGGGTTACTTGGTTCGGCTTGGACTGGTGGATATAACCCATTTGGTTTTTTACCTGAGTAGTAGAACTTTAGGAAATTTATATGACAATTTTAAATAAACAACCATTTATAAACACAAGCTTGTTTGATGATATTGATAAAACAAATAATCAAATAAATTCTATGAATATACCACAGACACCACAAGTGCCGCAGGTAGACCCAATGGTTAGAAGGCAAAGAGCTGGAAATATGATGCTTGCTTTATCAGACGTTTTAAGAGGTCAAGATCCTTCTCAAGGTGTTTTGCAAAGACAGCAAATGATAGCTCAACAACAGCAAAAAGCAGAGCAAGATAAATTATTACAACAACTTGGACAAGACCCAAGATATGCCAACCAAATAAAACTTATACAAGCTGGTTTAGACCCTAGAATGTTTGCTGGTACTCCTAAAACTGGTTCAGTAGAAAGGTTTAGTATATTTAGTAACAAGGCTGGTAGGGTAATTGGTACTGTTTTAAAAACAGATGCAGAAGGCATTGCTGCTGTTCAAGCAGATTCTGATAAACAAATAGTTCCATTATCAGCTCCATCAGGAGAAAAAGCTGGCTCAATAGAAATATTACAAATGGTTGATGCTAATGATAATTTTATTAGAAATATTACAGAAAGAGATTTTGTAAAAGAGCAACAAGCTGGAACATTACCAAAAGATGCGAAGCTTACTAGATTGCCTACAGACACCAAAACAGCACAAACAAAAACACTTACAAAAAGTTCTGATATTTTTATAAGCCCAGAAATTAAACCTTATGAAAAACAATATGATGCAACCATACAGCTTGTAAACGCAATCCAATCAACAGCAGATAAAATGTACGAAGAGCCAACAGCAGCTCTTGCTGCTGGTGGGTTGTTTCAGTTTGTTGATGCTTTAGAACAAAATGTAAGTGCTGTAATTGGAGAATATGCAAAACAAAATCCAGATGTTAATGCTGATTATAACCAACAACAACAATCTGGAACTTTTATAGCACACGATACCAAAAGAGACTTTGGAGAAAGAATTAAAGAAATATCTGGTGGAAATGCTGTGTTAGAATCAAAAATTAGAGATTTGGCATATTTGTTTGCTGCATCCAGAGGTCAAGAGGGAAGAGGATTGTCTGATAAAGATTATGAAAATGCGTTAAATATTGTTAGTGGGGGAGTTGGTGCAAAAGGAAGAATACAAGTATTAGAAGAGGTTGCTAATAGAATTTCAGGAGATGTAACACTAGCATTGGAAAATCAAAAAGCTAGATTAAATTACAGATCAAACTTGATGCCTGAAAGACAAGAAGATTTTAATAAATATGTAACAGAGATAGAAAGCATATTTGCAACTCCAATACCTCCTTTTGTAAATCCATATATGCAACAACAAATACCAGCAACACAAACAACACAAACAACAGACGGCATACCAAGAGTTAGAATAAAGTTATAAAATGGCACAAGTAA